GTGCTTTAGTTGACCTTTTGTTACTTTAATAATAGTGACTTAGGCTATTTACGTCAAGAAAATAATTATTTTGTTGACAGAATAGGAATTGATCAGTACAATCGGAGTAGAACCTCCGGGGAAATACACCATATCCCCCAACGCTATCCCAAAGGGTTGCACCATAAGTTGTACAACTAACTAATTTTACCAAAAATATGGCGACATTGCATACAAGTACCCACTCCCCCCCGGTGGCAGTAGCCAACGTATACAATCAAAATACATTAATAAAACCATAGGACAACAATATTCGACATGATCGGCAGAAATACCCTTTATTATTTTAAAAGGTATTCGCACACACACGCACACACGCAAACTTGCCCTGACATTTTTTAGTTGTACAACAAACACCCTAGATTATACCTTTGATTGCAGTATTGCGAGTAATTAACCAAACGCTATTAAAAGCGAATACATAAAAGAAACAATCATTTACATATATATTGAAGCAAACAAATAAAAAACGCCCTAGAAACTAATCTAAGGCGTTTTCATGGAGGTATAAAATAAGTATTAATTCAAATCACATAAACAGTAAATACCTTTTTTTATTTTCTCTCTTGTTGTTTTGGTATCCTCTTGAAGAAAAAACTTTCTATATCTTGAAGTAGTATTGGAATAATCCCAAGCATTACGATCTAAATATATTTCATTGTTTCTTGGATCTTTGATGCAAATAATAGTTTCATATGATTGAAACACTTCAAGACCATTTTGCATAGTTATCTTAAATTGATTTGCAACTGGTTTATGAGATCTATTGCTAAGCATGTTTTCAACCTTTGCAATTTGTTTAAGTTTCTTTTCTCTGCTTGGCATGTTTTCATATACTAATGGCATTGTTTTATTTCCTTTCTTTAAATAATAATATAATTGCCTTTTAATCGTATCTTTTTAGAAATACAAGGTTTGCAAATAACAGTTTCATAATCTTGTTTTTTACCCTCTTTTATTTCATCAGATTGTTTAATAAGATTAAAAGTTTCTTTCTTTCCACATTCGTTGC